GCGCTAATGAAGTTTTTAGGCTTCTGCCCAACGACGTTTTAGTGTAGCGACGCCGTATCGCGCGGTACGCTCTAAGTGAAGAGGATCCTGCCCCTCTGGATCAAGTGACACAAAGTCACGAGTCTCCAACAGGGCAAGGCTCTTACCGAGCGCAGAGTAGTCACCCACCTCATCAGTGCGATGAGACGGCATGGGAACCCAGCCTTTTACTTCGAAGCGCTGGTACGAGGAGTTCCATCTCTCGATGGTCCTCCCACCCATAAAAGTGACGCGCCCTAGAACGGATGTATCGTCTCGTACGAAGGGCAAGGGCCCTAAGTACCGTTCGACCACCTCGAAGAGGTGAGCGGATGTTCGCCAGTAACCGCGCTTGTAGAACAAGTTAGCGGTTTCAACGAACGAGATGAAAACATCGTCCAACCGCCTATTGTCGGGATGCAACTTCCGGATGTACGTGGGTGTAACCACACGGCCACCGTAGGCATCGAGACCGCAGGACTCTCTGAACCTTCCGGTCCAGAAAGACTTAGCGGAATTCACCTTGCAGTTGTACTGCTGCAGGCGTTCGACAATAGCAACCGCATACGTAGAGGGGACGATCAAATCGTCACCATATACGTGGACGTCGCGAGATACCGTTTCCACGGTCTCGCGCGTCACAGGGAGATTCTGTGCAAACAGTAGGGCCTCTACACACGAAGTGTAGAAGTACATGGCCTCAACTGGAAAGCACAGAGCGCTTCCCATGGACGCGAATTTCTTAAGAGGGCCGATCACTCGGCCATCCGGAAGCTTCGCGTAGGTAGACCGGCAAGCAAGGATGCACTCCCACAAGAGAGTGTCGTCTCCAAGGGCGGCAAGGAACATGTCTTGAACGAGTGATAGAGGAACTCTATCACTAGCGTCAGACAGATCCAGAGTCGCTAACGAGCCGTTTTCACTACCTATCAGCGCCTTCGTCTGATTTATCGACTGGTCACGAAAAAGCACGTGTCCACCCGATATCGACGATCTCTCTATCCGGGCGTAAAGCCAGGACCGAAGAGATTGTTGAGTATACTGCATACAAGCAGGCTCAATGGCGATGATCCTAGGGCCTTTCATCGTTTTGGGAACAGGAGTCACCTTCACAGGTAACTCCTCTCCCTCCTGGAGGAACGTTACGTTCTCAAACTCACTCGTCTCGGCTCCAGCCGCCCCTAGGGGTAGCGCGAAACCGAGAAAAGGGAAGTACGGTTCGAGACGTTCATGCCACGTTAGCCAACGGTATTTTTGGTTTCCCTTAATACCTTCAGCAGTGGTTCCAGGTCCATGTTTAGGACGGAGTTCGTCAGGAGTAAATCCAGACAGACTAACGTCCCAAAGATAACGAGCAACGTCGATAAATCGACGATGAACGGTATCAGAAATGGTAAACGACGAAAGGGCGCGTTCAGTGTGAACGAACCCTTCGATCGCCCTCTCAACCCTTGCGGGTGAGCACTGCGACTCAACCTTCGTGAACGCCCGGCATACCTGCCGAACAGCTTCAACGACAGTTGAATCATCAGTGAAACGGGAATCGATGGGGGAATCATTCTTAAGTCTCCCTGTCTCACGGTCGAACAGCTGACCGAGCATACCTTGCAAAAGTGCAGGGATTGCTCCCGACTTCCGGAAGGCCGGAAAATCGGTTGGGTCAACGAAACCCGCCGCTAGCGCCTTGTCAAAGTGCGCAGCGAAAGCGGGAAGGGTAATCGTAAAAAACGACAACCCTTCATGTTCGGCCCGTGACTTGATCGTCATCAAGTCACGTAAATCTGAGACGTCAGCGGTACACTTGCTGCATGCATCTAGGTAGATGCAACGCAGCACCTCCAATTGGTCACTTACGTTGCTTTTCATGGTCCCTCCGAACACTCAGAGGTTGCCATCAAACAGGCACGTCTGCCACCCCGTACTAGACGGGCAATCGTCTCCGTAAGTGGAGAAACCTCGCTTAATGTTGAAGCTCAACGAGCTTTAACAGGACAGCGTCTGTCACAAACCCTCTAAGGGCTGACCACACGTAACCGATTTCAGTCGGGGTCCACCCATATTCTGGGCGATCCTGAATGATCTGTTCCGTTGCGGTGTCATAGTCAGTGATCTGCGTGAGCGGATCAGTGACTTGCTTCCTCTGCGTTAACTTCGTTAACGTTCGGACACGACCTTTCTTGATCGTGTGAGAAATCTCAAGAATCAGATTTCCATCTGACGATTGATATCTCGAAGACATTCCGTTTGTCGCTATGCGCGGCATGGAAGTGACGACAGAATTAAAGGTAATCGATTGTGGATCGGCAAGCATGTCTGATGACCTCCTGAAGTTTAAGAGAGGTTAAATGCGAGTACGATCATCCGGGCTTCTCTAGGCCCGAAGTCGTTTCTCAACTCGCATTGCGACGTGATCCTGTAGTTGAACTTTGCAGCATGACGAACGAGTCGCTACCCGCGACGAGTTAATCCGAGTGCTGCCAGGATCGCTACACGGTAGGTGGAGTTAACACCTCCGCTTAGGCCAAAACCGAAAGGAGATGCCTCAATCCGGGTCTTAGACTCTACACTACGAGTCCAGTACCCGTGCGCGTCGCCTCCCCGAAGGTAGACGACGGAATCATTCGAGTATATTCTACGCGAATGACGCATGATGTAGGCATACTTGGTTGTCAGATTGTCCTGTGACTGAGCGGTAACGTTGTCAACGATATCGCCCAGATTACCGAACCAATCTGCCAGCCAAGACCATGGGGTCAGATTCCAAACGACAGACGGCGAAAGTCGTAACCCGAACTGTCGGGCAACGTTTAAGACGCGCTTAAGATCGCGCGACTCGCCGTTGTCTACGAGAGAAGGCACGAAGTACTTAAAGGAGCCGGAAAACCAAGTGTCAGAGACGTTAGTCTCCCACGAGGTCGTTCGACCCCACTTCCCACCTCTCTTAGCCAAAACAAAGTCATGCGGGATCGGGTACACGAGTGGACCCGTCCTCGCAGGCCAAAAGTTTGGCTCAGACATGCTCTCTATCTGACTGAAGCGATATCTCCGACGAACCCAACGACCATTGTCGCGTTGTAACTGCGCAATGTTTCGATCCAGGTTCAGGTAAGTCTTACGGAAGTCCATAAGATCACCTACGAACGGAGCCCAACCAAAAGCATGGTTCAGGAAGTGGTTGGCGACATCTTTAGGAACGTCGGACATGGAGAGAGCCTTACGGCTACCTCCAACCGATCTCCAAATGTCGTACAACCCCTTCGCTGTCGTCTTTAACATTGTGGGTAATTCTCGGAGTTCTCCGAGGAACGTCCCGATGTCAGAAGACGAGGTCTTCGGCCTGGCACGGTTCCAAGCCGTCGCTCCCATGGACTCAAGACCGGACTGTAGTTGGTCCGGGGAGAACTGACCACTCGCGTTGATCCCGCTCGAGTAGTAACTCGATCGGGAATCAGGCACGATGCCAGTCCACTGGGGGACAAACCCTCCAGTGAAAGTGGATTTTATCAATCCACTCCCTCCACTCCAACTACCTTGAGGTCTCGGGCGAAAGTCGTCCGAGAAATCAATGTCGATCAACTCAAAAGGACCCCCGGTGGCATAAACGCCAGCGCGGATCCGGCGTGCGAACACGTTAAAGCTGTCACCAGCGATAACGGCATCTAACAGTCGGAGCTCTGCAGCTCTTTCTGGTGAGATTCGTTTGTAGCGTCCGCCTTGCTGAAGGTAGTACGCAACAATCTTCTCGCGCCGATGAACTTCATCCCAACACTTCCGAAGACGAGTAAAATCGTCGGCCGGAAGGGAAGACGGAGCGCGTACGTAAGTAGCGTTCCCGGCATTACTGCCGTCCCCTGTGTTGACCTGTGAAAAGGTAGCAACCGTAACGGGTGCTTGGAGTCGTTCAATCTTTTGACGGACTCGAGGTCCTAGTTGAGCCATGACAAATGGTCCTTTCTGTTTGGGAGAAGTGTCGCTGTCGACGTCTCGAAGAGCCCCAAGGGGC